AAATTAAAGAAGGAATGGTAAGATGGACATATTTATAGGGTATGTTTATGCCAACTAAAAAAGATTTAACTGGACAAAGATTTGGAAAATTAACAGCTATTCGTGATGTAGGTAGTAATGGTAGAAATAGACTTTGGGAATGTAAATGTGATTGTGGAAACGTTCATATTGCTTCTAGTGGTGTATTGTTGGGAGGACACATAAAAAGTTGTGGTTGTTACAGAGAGGAATTTAGAAAATTGGATGGTCAAGAGGCAGCTAAAAAAAGATTAATTGGAGTATATAAAACAGAATCTAAAAAAAGAAATGTTCCCTTTACGCTTACTGATGAGGAATTTTTTCAACTAACCTCACAAAATTGTTATTACTGTGGGATAGAACCACAGAATGTTATAAAACCAACACACTATGATTCTAGAGAACCTGAAAGATGGTTTACATATACTGGAATAGATAGATTAGATAGTTCAAAAGGATATGAATTAACAAACGTGGTTCCTAGTTGTTGGGTTTGTAATAGAGCTAAAGTTAGCATGTCAGAAGAGCAATTTAAGTCTTGGATAAAGAGAGTCTATACACATTTATTTAAGAAACTAGTGGAAAAAACACCTGGTGAATTAATAGATTCTTTAGTAACCGTTTTGATGAAGTGCTGGTATAGCCAGGAGGATATGTTAAATCATAATTTATCAAACGAAGAAAAGGCAAAAGCTGGAGAAAGAGCACAAGAAATGAATGATAGACGAAATAAACTTATTAGGTCTATTGATGAATTATTAGATTTTTCTGCTGACAGCCCCACAGAAAAAACGTATCATACTTATTTCAATAATAAATAATGTCCCAAGCTTTTGTAATATGTGGTGTAGGACATAGCGGTACAAGATTATTATTTAAGTTTATAAGAAACCACCCCTTAGTAGCTACCCCCAATAATAGAAATTTATGGGCTTTTGGAGAATATCTTCCAGCTTATTATGAAATAAAGAAAGAATTATATAGAAGGAATAATAATCCCGAAATAGAATCCGACTGGAACCCCATTTTTGAAAATCTAGATGAATATACTTCTCTTTGTGGTTATCATAAAGAAAAGATACTAATAAAAATTCCTACATATCCTTTATTTACTCCAGAGATTTTTGTAAAGTATTTTGGGGAAAATACAGTATTTCTATACACAATGAGGTGTGCTGAAAAAATTCTAAAATCTTATGAGGCGAGAGGGGAAGTAGATTATATAACAGATAAATTTAAATTGTGTAGATTATCTGTAAAAGAGCCATTGGATATGCAAGATATTTTAAATCAATACGATGACAGAATAAATACAATAAAATGTCATTATAATATTTTAAAAGTAGATATGTTAAAAATGTGTGCTGATAAGTTTTATTTCTTGGATATTTTTAATAATTTAAACTTATTAGTTAATGAGGATTTTGTAGACAAACAATTAGCTCTTGTAGATAAGGATAGAATATAATGGTTTTTTCAGGGCAATTTGAAACAGATAGACATATAATTAAATATTTTCCCAAAGATTACAAAGGCGTTGCTGTTGATGTGGGAGCTGTTGATGGTCGGTATATGAGTAATACACTTTACCTAGAAGATAATCTTAATTGGGAAGTATTATGTATAGAACCTAACATTCATTACTATAATCAATTAGTAAATAATAGAAAGCATAGTTTAAACTATGCAGTATCAGATAAAAATTTGGATGATGTAGATTTTCATATATTTACAATGAATAATGGAAATGAGAGCTCTGTAAGCTCATTAAATCCAGATCAAGAATTAATTGATTATCATAAGAATCACTATCATATAACATTAAATAAAACATCAATGAAAGTTAATGTAAGAACATTAGATTACTGTATTGAAGAATTTAATCCAGAAAAAGTAGATTTGATTTCTATTGATACAGAGGGAACCGAGTTAGATGTATTAAAGGGATTTGACATAAATAAATGGAAACCTAAATTACTTGTTATTGAGGATAATTGGGAAAGTTCCACCCAAATTATAAAGGAGTACTTAGAACAGTTTAATTACTCTTTAGATAAAAGGGTTGGAGTTAATGATTTCTTTGTAAGAGGCTAAAATGCAAATTCCAGTATCTAAACTTTATATTCCAGAGGCATCTAAGAAATATGCCTATGATGCTATTGATAGTACCTGGATTTCTCCGTCAGGTAAGTATGGCCCAATGGCTGTAGAAATGCTAAGGGATATTCTAGGAATCAAATATGTTATTCTAACAAATAGTGGAACATCAGCATTACACTTAGTATCTAAATGTTTGGCACATAAACATCCTAGAAGAATTAAGTTAATTGTACCTAATAATGTTTATGTTTCTTGTTGGAATTGTTTTATTTATGATGATAATTTCTTGCTACTTCCTATAGATTCTGACTTAGATACCTGGAATTTTAATATAACTGAACATGAGAATACAATAAACTATTGGTCACAATCTATTTTAGTAGTTCATAATTATGGTAATATTATTAATGTTCCAGATTTAAAAAGACGATTTCCAAATGTTCCAATTGTTGAGGATAATTGTGAGGGATTTGGTGGTAAATATGAAGGTAAAGAGGCTGGTACAGAAGCTTTATGTTCTTCTATATCTTTCTCTAGAAGTAAAACATTTACTACCGGAGAGGGAGGAGCTTTTATAACTAATGATGAGGAATCTTATAACTTAGCTTATAAACTTCATAATAGAGCAACTACTTCAAGAAAATTTATACATGATGAACTAGGATATAATTATGAAATAACTAATATAGCCGCAGCTTTATTATGTGGACAGCTTGAGAATTATGATGGACTCCTAAATAGAAAACATGAAATTTCTCAAATTTATAGAAATAAACTAAAGGATTTAGAGTTTGTACATTTTCAGAAAAGTGATCCTGATACATCCCCATCTGATTGGTTATTTGGTTTGAGAATAGATAATACTCCATCTTATGAAGTCACTGAAAAATTTTATTTAGACAATTCCATAGAAGTAAGACCAATGTTCTATCCAATAACTGTACATAAACATTTAAAAAAATTTATTAATGTACATTCTCCCAACATTACTAATGCCACTAAACTGAATAATGAAAGTGTAATTCTTCCAAGTTTCTATGAGATTTCTGATGAAGAATTAAATTACGTAGTAGAGGTAACTAAAAGATTTCATGACTCCGTTCAACAAAATAAGACTGTTTAATTGCTACGGGCACGGAGATTTATATTCTACAAGAGAATTTATTAAAGAATTAGTTGACGCTTTTCCAGAAAAGGATATAGAGTATTCTCATGGTAAAAATGAAAGAATATTTGCTGATATAATGGGTTTAATATATTCTAAAATAGACTCTAGTTGTGATAATGCAAAAGGAAAATATTCAGTAGGAAATACTTTATATATCAATACTTGGGTAGGTAGAAACGGTAAATATGTTACTCCTGGAAATACAGTATCCATTACAAATATAAAAAATTTATTCAATGAAGAGATGAAAAATATCCATTCATTTGATAAAGGTATAAATGAATACATTCCCCAAGTAGATTTTTCTAAATTTAATATTAAACCAATAAACAAATTTCTAGAGAAAAGAAGAAACGTTCCTTTAATTTTCATAAGTAATTGTATAGCCCAATCCTCTCAAGCAGAAAATTTTGACTTTGACCCAATTATAGAAAGATTATGTGATGAATTTCCTCACTTTGATTTTATTACTACAAATGGTACTTTAGTAGTAAAGGATAACTTACACTATTCAATAGATATTACTCAATCAGAAGATGGGTTTGATTTAAATGAATTATCTTATTTAAGTACTTATTGCAATCCTATAATTGGTAGAGGCTCGGGAGCTTACTGTTTTGCGATGAATAAAGAAAATGTTTTAAACATGAGTCCACAAAAGTATTTTATTGGATTTACACATACCCCTTATGGGAGTAATTTACTTTATGGGCAAGATTTATGTTGCATAGTTTTATCTAATGCGGAGACTGATACAGATAAGGTAGGAGATTATATAGTGATGGTATTAAGAGGTTAATATGAGGAGATTAAAAAATGAGTAAGGTTTTGGTGGGGATGGTCACATATGGAGGACTTGATTTTACCAAATTAGCAATAGAAGCTTTAGAAAATAAGACTTCCAAAGATATTGATTTATTTATAATTGTAGGTAAACCAGGAGATATAGAAACTCAAAATTGGTTGGATGCAAAAGGAATTACTCATTTATGCCATAGTGAAAACTATGGATTTCCATACAGCTTGAACGATATTTATGACTATGCTTGGGAATTAAATGATTATGATAATCTAATTGTTATAGGTAATGATGTAGTACCTTATAACTATGCTATAGACTCTTTAATAGAAGTTGCTGAAACTACAGATTATGAATGGATTTGTGCTAGAGAGTTAAGCGTAAAGTCTTTAATAAAAGATTATCCAGTAGCTAAAAAGTTTTTTAGTGGAGGAGATTTTATTTTTACACATTTCGATTATAAACCTTGGGAAGTTGCTGAAAATAATAAAAAAGAAATTCTTTTAAATGCGCCAGGATTAAGTGATGTGCATAACCTAGCTTTATTTAAAAAGTCAGTAATGGATAAGATTGGATATATTGATGTTAATTTTTATCCGGCTTATTATGAGGATAATGACTACTGTCGTAGAGCTGTAAATGCTAATATTAACTCTTGTACTGTAGATAATGCTATTTACTTTCATTTTTGGAGTAGGACTATTAAACAGGGAAGTGGGGGTTCTACGGGAAGATTCTTTGATAATAATAGAAAATTCTATAAGACTAAATGGAATGGGGATTTTGGTAAGGAAATGTGGAATATACCTTTTAATAATAAACCATATTTTCTTACAAATGATATAGTCTTAATGCCTAATATTAAAATTGATAGTAGAAAGAATGAAAAGAAAATCATATCTTATTGGAGAACTCATTAATTGCCTTTAGTAGAAAAAGTTTCACAGGAAGATTTAATACTATATGAAATCTTTAAAAATCCTACCCTTCTTGGAGAGTTTATTAATAATTATGATAGACTAGATTGGGAAGAAGAGTTTGAGTTTACCTGGTATCAAAAAGAAATTCTTTGTGATTTTAACTCACATATAGATATTAGCCAAGCTCGTGCTACAGGAAAAACCGTAGCTCTTACAAATTTAATTAATTGGTTTCTATTAAACAATATATTTACAAATGAATATATTGTTTATACTGTTCCTAATAAAGTTCATTTAGAGCCTGTATTTACAGGACTAGTAAGAGGGTTTAGAAGTAACTCTCTTTTAAAACAATTTATTTCTTCCAGTTCGGGAATTAATAGTTCCGATTATAAAATCACCTTATTAAATAATGCGGTATTATTATGTCGTATTGCAGGGCAATCTGGTACAGGCGCTAATGTGATTGGCTTGCATACTCCTGTTGTTATTTTGGATGAAGGAGGTTACTATCCTTGGGGTACTTGGATTGAACTTCAACCTATTTTAAATACCTTTACTAAAGGATTTAGAATGATGGTAGCTGGAGTTCCGACTGGATTAAGAGAAAATAATGTTCTATATCATACAGATATGGAAAACTCTAATTATACTAAGCATAGAGTATCTGCTTATGATAATCCTAGATTTACACCAGAAGATGAAGTTAGAGCTATTGAGCAATATGGAAGTAAAGAAAATGATGACTTTATTCATCTTGTTTTAGGACAACATGGAGCTCCTATTTTTGCAGTATTTGATAGAAGATTATTTAATATAGAATCCTATTCTGTTTATAAATCAGTTATTGATGGTATTAAACTACAAAGTAATTTAGCTGAGTACTATACAAAACTTTCTTTTCTTCCAGCTATTACCGAGAAAACAAAAACACTTTTTGGTATAGACTTAGGATATACTGATCCCACAGCTATTATTATTCTTACAGAAGATAAGAATGGATTCCTAAAAATATATGCCAGAATACAACTAAATAAAGTATCTTATAATATTCAAGATAAAATAATTGACTGGTTAGATACTAAATTCAAACCATCTATTATAGGAATTGATGAAGGATCATCCGGCTTGGCAGTTAGTCAAAGGTTAATGGAATCAGATGATTATATTCATAAAGATTATAAAAAGAGAATGGTTTCAATCAATTTTGCATCAATGACTTCTTTAGGATTTGATTCAGATGGTAATGAACTAAAACAGAGAACCAAACCATTTTCTGTTTCTGTACTTCAAAACTATTCTTATAACCATAAGATAGTTTATTCTACCAGAGATTTAGAAATGATCTCTGAATTAGAGAGAATGACCTACTCTAAAAACCCATCGGGGGATATTCAGTATAAAACACTTACTCCTAAAGGGGGAAAGAGAGGAGAAGATCACTTTACTGCCGCTTTATTGTGTGCAGGTATGGCATATTATTTAGAAAATGAATTGCTTATACCTCGTAAAAAAACCGTTAAATTATTTACAGCTCAGTGGATGAAATAAAAATATGACTGAACAAATTTCAGAGGAACTTATTCCAAAACCAAAGTTTGCTAAAGCAGCTTTTATGAATTTACAGAGTAATATTACTGTAGACAATCCTTGGTCTTGGGAGGATGTTGATAAATTAGATATACTCGATTTAGATGAGTATAAAACTGCTATAAAAGCTTGTCGATTCTTTTACAAACATGATCCTATTGGTTCATCCATCCTTAATAAAATGATTGATATTGGTATTACTGCTTTAGATTTTGAGAGAGTCAATCTAAAGAATAATGAAGAGAAAATTGTAGAAGGATTACTAGAACCATTTTTAGAATTTGCAGAAGCTATGGCATTAGAGTTTTTAATTACTGGTTTGGTAGTACCAGAAATTTCTTATAGTGTAGTAGATAAAGATGTTCTAAAGTCTTTGGGAGTTAAGAAATATAATTCTATGACTTTACCTACTTCCATGTGGTTACGTGATCCAGAGACTATAGAAATAAAAGCTGTTATTGCTGATATGCCTACTTATTTTGTAAAGATTTCTGATGAGATAGCTATGTTTATTATGAATAATGGTAAATATATGGATGGCACTTCCGACCCCGATTTATGGTTTTTTCTACAAACTTATTATCCAGGATTTATAGAAGCTGTTAAGAACGGGGTTAGAAAATTTAGATTACAGAATCCTTTAATTATTCGTAGACGACCCCTATCAAACTCTCCTTATCCAATTCCATATTTATATAATGCTGTAGAATCTATGAAACATAAAAGAAATATTCGTAGAATGGATTATTCTATAGCGTCCAGAGTTATTTCCGCTATTCAATTATTCAAGCTAGGTAGTGATGAATTTCCTCTAACAGAAGATGACCAATACCAGCTTGATGAATTAAAGAATCAGATGTTTTGGAGAAATACTTCTGGAACAGATATTGAAAGAATATTTCAATTATTTGCTCCTCACACTTTAAGTGTAGAGTGGGTATTTCCA